TCCAAACATTTCTGATACTTTATGCTCCACGATCTCAAATGCGTGGTTTTCCACAACACGGTTGTTGATCTCCGGCCTGACATCCTTCCTCCGGAACAAAATCGGCTGGATTCCCCTGTAATAATTATCAAGATAGTCTATCTCTTCCCGATTCTTCCAATGTTCTGCGAGCGCCTTTCCCAGTTCCGCAACAACATTTTGTTTTGTGATTGCATAGGCATCACTATATATAACCCTTCTTCCGAATCTATTATCAAATGCATCTGTAAATCGCATATAATTCATGGAACTGCCCACTGCTCTCACTTCCTTTCCTGCATAACAAAAGCACCGGCAATGAATCCTCAAAGTCGGCGCTCCTGTCCTGTGTTTTTTCATTTTGCGACAATATCATAATATCACGAAAGTATGTCCCCGCGGTGGTCACATTTTCTTATTCTGATCCAGAAGATAGAAGAAATACCTGCGATAGTCATAAAAGGACCTCTGGCTGCACGGCATCCCTTTGATATCCCGTAAATACCAGAACGGTTCTTCATAACAGACTGACCTGATGATATACGGATACAAATCTGCATCCGCCTGGATCGCTGTCTGCTCAATCAGCTCGCATCTTTTCCGAAGTTCCGCCCGGCGGCGTGCAAGTGCAGATGTCGGATCACCAGATCCCGAAGATGACATAGGCATACTGCTCACACCGACACTTTTAACGGTATCTGTATTGCTTTTCAGTTCCTCCAGCCATTCAGGATACTGTTCACAGAATCCGCAGAGTTCTTTATATCGTTTATTACTGATCCCGTATTTATCAAGCCGTAATTTTCTCTTGTTCATCTCAATATCCCTCCCTTACCATGGTCTGTCAACTGCTTCGCATTTTGCATATAATTCGCCAATAATCAGCTGCAACAGCTGTACCAGACCATCTGCCGCATCATCATGAGGATTGGTCCCCACCTGAACAAACATCATCAACTCTTCCATGGCATTTTTATATTCCTGACTCTGCAACTCCGGCTTCAAAAAATAAAACCGTCTCTTTATGTCTGGTGCATACTGAATAATCTTTGCCAGTTTCCCCATTTTGTTACTGGCCTTTTTCCATGAAACATTCGTCTTAAAACCCTGCCCCTGTAAGAGACTGTCAATGGATTCTGCATACTCATCACCACCATTGTCTGCCTCAAATTTCACCATATTGGGTTCGTTTTGAAGACATTTGGCCGTTACCAGCGGCTTTGTCACATATTTGTCCCCTGGATTAAAGATCCAGTCCGGAATATACACCGGACCATCATCCCGGCTTCCAAATGCTTTTCCGAAAGGCATTGACAGGCTGTCCCCGCCGCCCCATGCCACATCACATGCCGCTGCCGTAATACAGTCGCCATCCGGCAGAACCCCATTGTAAAAATTAAGTTCCTCTTCCGGAAACAGAAGGCCCTCACGAATGAATGGACGCTGCATATATTTCGCCATCCACTCGTTCTTATCCAGGCGGGCACGCATTTTATGATAATATTCTGTTGAGAATCCTTTTCCATAGTCATACTCAAAGTTGGATTCATCATTCTCATTCAGTGCCGGAATTTTACGGAATCGGTATCTTGAATCATTCTGATTCTCCGCTTCTACTCTTCCCAGAGGATCAAACACATTCCAGCGGGTTCCGACCATCAGCTCCTTGGAACCGTCATTTTTACGGTCAACAAGCACATTCAGATAATCCTGATAACGATTTTCCAGACGGATTGGGCTTAAAGACTCTGTTCTGTCACGGACCATATCATCTACATACAGATATCCGTCCGAAGAAATATCAACAGCGCCGGTCCATGTGCCGTCAATGCCCCGACAGGTCAGCGTCGCAAATGCCTCCAGCTCCGAAAAGCTCAACTCATTCTTTTCCGCTGATTTCTTGCACAGCTTTACATCCGGAAATATCTCTGAAAAAGTATATTCCTCATTCTGCGTCAGCTTCTGCACATCATTGTAAAACCGATCCGCCAAAATACCGGAATGTCCGGACATGGCATTGTGACTCTCCGGATGCCGCCCGATCACCCACGTCAGGAAGAAAATACACAATGTTGATTTTCCGACTCGTGGCGGCAGACTGATGCCCAGGAAGTCCAGTTTTCCATCTTCCAGATCCTGTAGATCATCCACAACGACTTTCAGAGTCCTTCTTCTGGGTTCATAGAATTTCTTCTTTGGCACCCGTTTCTTCTCCATATACAGAAGAAACGACTCAAATTTATATGGTGCTTCGCATTTCAGCGCTTTCCATTCCAGATCATACAGAGGGATTTCATCAATCCTGTGCGCAATACCAAACTCGCAGCATTCCTTGATATACTCCGTGACCTTCAATCCCCACTGGACGGCGCCTTCTCTGTCCATGGCATCAGCAGCGATATCCAGAAGGTCCGACAGGTCTTTATAATTCACGCCATATCGGGTGATGTCATCTTTTATTCCGTTTGCAAGATTTTTTGTTTTTTCCGAAACGCCCATTTTCCGCCTGCTCCTTTCTAGTGCTGACGTTCGGGGACGTTCGGACTAAACTATTTTATTTTCTTTCTGCCTTCCATTTTTCAATGATTTTCATGGTCATGCTCCGCCCGGCTCTCGGCGGAAAACATACAAACAATTGCCGATTCTCTCTTTCTGCCCGTTCATACTTTTCAAAAAGTCTCTTTTGCCAATCTGAAAGAGGAACAGGAGATACCGCTTTGGCATATTCAAGTAATGTCATTTTCTCTCACCCACAATGCCACCGGCGGCTGACCGCCTACTACCGACAAGAAGATTGCTGGTCTCTGCCCGGCTTTGATCTGATTCAACAGAAGCACGATTTCTTCATCAGTCAGTTCATGACAGGAAATGACCTCAATAGTTTGAAATTCTTCATTCATTTATCTGCAAGCAGGAAGCGGCAGGCACTTATCCGCCGTATATATACAATTCTGTTCTGAAAATTCTACTGGTTGCATTTTATTCTCCTTTAAAAAATTGATGCCCTCAAATCTGTATCAAAGTTTTCCCATTGTTACACCAATAACAATTTACTTCTTTATCAAAAAATAAAACTGTCTCATATATTCCATGACAGATTACGGGATTATCCAAATCGAATTTTTTAATTACCGTTTTATTTTTTGTCATGTTCATTTTTTCATCAAAATCATATGAATACCTGCGATATTCTGTAAAAACGGCATCATATATTCTTCCCTGTATTTCTATGACACATTTTACAGGCGGAGTCTCACACTCTCTTTCAGGTGCAAATATTAACATATTCAATTCTCCATTTTCGCATAAAAATACCAACCACCGGATATTGATGGTTGGTACTTTATGGATTTTCTTTTTTTGCACGTTTTTTATCCCGCTTCATTTTATATCTCTCAATTAAAACGATAACGAAAGCCATTATAGTTGCTGTTCCAGATAAAATTAGGCAATATACAACAGACATACTTTTTAAAAACGTCGTAAATAATTGAAGGATAAATCCGATAATAATAATTCCTATTCCAGCCCTTGCGTAATATCTCTGTTCTAAAACATCTAATTCCTCATGATCAAGCCGCCAAGCTTCTCTTGTTCGCATTACGTCTTTGAACGACATTTTTATAATACATAAAACAGCAAATACTGTTCCAAAAACATTAAAACAAGAAGCCAAAGCTGATATAATATCATTACACATTTTTTCACCTCTAAAATATTATACCATTCCAACCACCAATATTCAATTATCAATGTTCAAAAAACAGGTCTTGCAGGACTCGAACCTGCACCCTCCAAACGCAATAGCGGTCGACTCTCGGCGCTCTACCTTTGAGCTAAAGACCTATGCGGGGGAATCACGCCTCCCCCATAGCGAACATTTGGAAAAATCGTAAAAAATAATTTATAAGCATCGTAGCGGTATTTTCAGCAACTCACCGCCATGATTCTGTTGCACTGCACATATCTGGTGCCTCCATGCCCTGAATCCACCTTAGAGGTTGTTCGATTATTATTCAGCGGTTCTCCATCTTGCATGATTTCCCCAATATGCGCTCATGCTAAATTTCGTGCCTCTGCCGCAAACAGTTATAGGCAACCTCACGCCCACGGATCTGCAGCGACCTTACCTGCGTGACAGGACTTTTCTTTTTTATGAATGCAATCCATTCCATGACCGGGAACAGAATGATTCCAAAATATGTAATCAACAATGTGTCTATTCCTCTCCGATCAGCCTATCCAGAATTTTTTCTGCGACATCGTACAGTCCCATTCCTGTCGGAATCTCTTTCAGCGTGCTGCTGATGCTCGCCTGGAATCCGTCATACAAATTCCCACGCATCAGAAGTTCATCTCTCACAACAGTTATCGCCTGCTGAATTGTTATCTGCCCCATATCAAATCCCCCTTTACCACCAGATCAATGTTGTATTAACCGCCAGCAGAAAAACCAGGAATCCAAATCCATATCTGCCTGCCTGCGTCTGCTCTTCCTTCATGAACAGGAGCAGCATTAGCGCAAATGCAATATTGATCGTTGGCACGACTGTATTTAAAATTATCATCTCCCTGCCCCCTTATCTCACATCAGCAATCGAAAACACAATGCCGATGCAATACAGTTCTCCATCTTCCCAGATTTTGAAAGTCTCGTGCGGAATGTCAGTCTGGTATGCCCATGTTGCCGGGTTTCCGTTCTCATACTTCTCTGCACTCCACAAGGCGGTGATTTGACTACAATCCTCTGGCTGTTCATCATCTTCCGGAAAGACCACCTCTGTTTTGTTGAAGTAAACCTCCCCACCATCAAAACAGCCGCCTTCATCCCGGATTGTTCCCTCAAACTCCATAAGGTCATCTGAGGCCCCATGCACTATAACAAATCCGTTTTCCTTTGCAGTCCGGATTTCCTCTGGTGTGAACTGCGGAAACCCGTATTCTCTGCCGTCAAGCATCTGTGCAAATTCTTTCAGCGTCATGTCAATAACTCCTTCCTGTCCATGCTCATAACCGTATTCGATTTCTTTATAACAGTCGCTGGTGTCACCGCTCATCATGTCCTTCAGTTTCTGCAATCTCTCAATCAACACTTCCAAACTTTCCACGGTGTCGAATAAAAGAACAGTGTCATCATCTCCCGGCTCAAAGTTTTGCGTCTGTTCGCCAACGATATGCGTCCCTTTATTCTGGAGGACGATGAACCCGCCAGAAAAATCCGTTTTGACCATCGGAGTTATCAGGATGTCGCCGGTCCCGAACTTTACCACTGCTTTTCCATCTATCATGCCTGTCCTCCCTGCGGACTTTCAGAATCCATTGGTGCAGATACGTCCGGCTCCGATACATATTTGATGTAACTG